CAGAATGTCGTGAGCAATGGGTTGTTGACCCTAGCTACAAGCTGGTAGGTATTGATGCTAGTGGCCTAGAGCTAAGAATGTTAGCTCACTACATGAATGATGAAGAATACACAAGGGAGGTCGTTGATGGAGACATACACACTAAGAACCAATTAGCAGCAGGGCTTGACACAAGAGCCAAAGCAAAGACTTTTATTTATGCTTTTTTATATGGTGCAGGTCCTAAAAAAATAGGTAGTATCACAGGCACCAATGGTGCATCTATTATCAAGAAGTTTATGAAGAACGTACCAGCCCTTGCAGAACTGAAAGAGAAGATAACTGTGAACTTAAAAAAGAAGGGAACACTACCAGGCTTGGATGGTAGACGGTTATTTATTCGTTCAGAACACGCAGCACTAAATACTTTATTGCAAGGTGCTGGTGCTATCGTGATGAAAAAGGCTCTTGTGATATTTAATAAGTATATTAAGTTGTATGAACTAGATGCACACTTTGTAGCAAACGTCCATGATGAATGGCAGTTAGAAGTAAAAGAAGAAGATGCGGAACTTGTTGGTCAGTTAGGTGTCAGATCAATAGTTAACGCAGGTAGAGCATTGAAGTTAAACTGTCCTTTGGATGGTGAGTATAAAGTAGGTAATAACTGGAAAGAAACACACTAAGGAGAATCTATGGAACCCAGAAAGTCAATTAAGTTACAAACTAAGGTTATGTGGGCTTTTCATAACAAGACAAACGACTTGTCAGAAAAGTATCAGATAGACTTATGTGAATTATCTGAAGGGGCTGTGAAAGCATTACAAGATGAACTAGGAGTTACAGCTAAGAACAAAGAAGATAAAGGTAACTTTATTACTTGTCGTAGTGTTAGACCCTTGAACATTGTAGACCTTGAAGGAAGCTCATTACAAGATGTTGCAATTGGTAATGGTTCTAGTGGTGTAGCCATTGTATCTTCCTATGATTGGAAGAGTAAGATGGGTAAAGGTACGTCACCAACATTAAAGAAAATGGTAATAAATGATTTACAGGTGTATGCAGGTGATGTTGAAGACGGTGGTGATGGGGATGTGTTGTAGTGATTGCTCTAGTTGATGGCGATATTCTTACTTATAGAGTAGGCTTTGGTTGTGAGGACTCTAGTGAGAGTATTGCTGTCGCTAAACTAGCGGAGTACTTAGAAGACCTTGTGTTTATTCATGCAAACTGTGAAAAGGCACAAGGTTATCTAACTGGCAGAGGCAACTATAGAGATGATATAGCAGTAACAAAAACATATAAAGGACACAGGATAGGGATAGCAAAGCCAAGGCATTTTAACCTTATGCGTGAATACATGGAAAAAGCATGGGGCTTTGAAATGCAAGAAGGACAAGAAGCAGATGATGCTATAGGCATAGAAGCCTACAAACTAGACCCTAGAGATTATGTTATTTGTTCAATTGATAAAGACTTAGATAACTTGAGAGGTTGGCATTACAACTTCCACAGAAATGAAATGTATAATGTTACAGAAGAAGAAGCTATTAAGAACTTTTATAAACAGTTGTTGACAGGTGACAGAACAGACAATATACCAGGTATCAAAGGTATTGGCGATAAGAAAGCTGATAAGATACTTGATGGATTAGAAGAGGAAGAAGACTTATACAGAGTAGTATTAGAAGAGTATAAATATAATCGTGACTACTTATTGGAACAAGGAAGACTATTATGGATACGGAGAAAAAAGGAAGAACTCTGGATGCTACCAGAGTAACTCTAGTACATTGGAAAGACGCAGTAGCAGATGTTGGATGGGATGATAATATTAAGTCAGAGTTACATGATTGTACTAGTATAGGATTTATTATTGATGAAACTAAAGACGCTTTAACTTTAGCAAATACTGTATCACAAGACCAGAGTAACTGTAGGATAAACATACCTAAGAAATGGATATTAAAGCGGAAGGATATTAAACTTGAAAACAAGCAGCAGAAAAGGAAAAGGTCGAAGCCTACAACAATGGGTAAGAGACTTGATAATAGAGAAGTTCAAGTTAACCAGTGATGATGTACGTTCAACATCTATGGGTTGTGGCGGTGAAGATATACAGCTATCACCAGTTGCTAGGAAGAAGCTGAATGTTTCTATTGAATGCAAAAGTAGGGCTAGGGTTGCTGTATACGGCTTCTATGAACAAGCTACAGTTAACTGTCCTAGTGATGCAGAACCAGTTGTTGTGGTTAAGCAAAATAGATGTAGTCCTTTATGTGTGGTTGCTGCTGAACATTATTTTGAACTATTAAGAAAGGCTAACTCTTGAAACATTTAATTATACCTGATACACAAGTTAAACCTGGAGTTGAACTAGGTTATCTTGAATGGATTGGAAAATATATAGTTGATAAGAAACCTGATGTTATCGTACAGATTGGTGACTTTGCTGATATGCCATCACTATCTTCTTTTGATATAGGTAAGAAGTCGTTTGAAGGTAGAAGATACAAAGATGATATAGAAGCTGCCAAAGAAGGTATGAACATTTTACTTAACCCGATGAGGGAATATAATGAAAAACGAAAGAAACAAAAACTCAAGCAATATAGACCCAGAATGGTTCTCACACTTGGCAACCACGAACAAAGAATTGACAGAGCAGTCGAAGGAGACTCTAAACTCGACGGCACTATTGGTACAGATGATCTCAGATACTCAGAGGCTGGTTGGGAGGTGTTTAGTTTCCTTGATACTGTTAGCATTGACGGGATTGTATATAGTCATTACCTTGTAAGTGGTGTTATGGGTAGACCTATTGGTACTGCTTCAGCAATGGTTAACAAGACTCACCAGAGTTGTGTAGTAGGTCACCAGCAAGGCAGACAAGTAGCCTATGGCAAAAGAGCAGATGGTTCTATCATCACTTGTATCATAGCTGGTTCTTGTTACTTACACAATGAGGACTATATGAGTATACAGGGTAATACTCACTGGAGAGGTATCGTGGTGTTACATGACGTACATGACGGTCAGTTTGATGAGATGTTTGTTAGTTTAAAATACTTGAGGAAGAAATATGGATAATTTTATGCAAAAGAACAATGGAGAAGATGATAAGACAGTAGGAGACTATATACAAAGAAGTAATCCTCTTTCTAATCTAAATCTCTATGAGAATACAACTAACGACAAAGTTAATCATCCACCACACTATAACAAAGGCACTATAGAAACATATGATTACATAGTAGATACACTAGGTAAGTTTGAAGCTATTAGTTATTGTCAAGGTAACATCATCAAGTATATGACTAGAATGTGGCATAAAGGTAAACCATTAGAAGATGCTAAGAAAGCTGAATGGTATTTAAAGTCTATGATAGATTTATTAAAAGAAACAAAAGGGAAGAATTGGGGGTAATATGGCATTGACATTAAATGATATCTGTGATAGACTTAAAAACCTTGATGAGGTTTCGTTGCTTGAAGTATTAGATATAGCATCTGAGGACATAGTAGATAGATTTAACGATAGAATAGAAGATAAAGCAGATTTATTAGAAGAGGAGTTAAAAGATTGAATACATACAGTCAGTTTATAGCAAAGAGTCGTTACGCAAGATACTTAGAAGACCAGCAAAGAAGAGAAGATTGGAGTGAGTCTGTTCAAAGATATATAGACTTTATGGTTAATCATCTAGAAGCAGAGCATGGTCATATAGTAGAAACACCAACAAAACTAAAAGTACAAGAAGCAATAGAGAAGCTAGAAGTTATGCCTAGTATGAGGGCTATTATGACTGCTGGTAAGGCACTAGATAGGGACAATACTGCTGGATATAATTGTTCTTATCTTCCTATTGATGATGTTAAGGCATTTGATGAAGCTATGTATATTCTTCTCTGTGGAACAGGTGTAGGGTTCTCTGTAGAGCATAAGTACGTTGAGAAGCTACCAGAAGTCCCTGAGAAGCTATTTGAGTCTGAGACTAATATAGTAGTAGCTGATAGCAAAGAAGGCTGGGCAAAGGCTCTTAGACAGCTTATAGCCCTATTGTATAGTGGTGAAGTACCTAAGTATGACTTATCTAAAGTTAGACCATCAGGAGCTAGGTTAAAAACCTTTGGTGGTAGAGCATCAGGATCAGAACCATTGAATCAATTGTTTCAGTTCACTATCTACAAGTTTAAACAGGCTGCTGGTAGGAAGTTATCATCTATTGATTGTCACGATATACTATGTAAGATTGGTGAAGTAGTAGTTGTAGGTGGTGTTAGAAGGTCAGCTATGATATCACTATCAGACTTAGAAGATGACAAGATGAGAGCCTGTAAGTCTGGTGCCTGGTGGGAATACAATCCACAGAGAGCATTGGCTAACAACTCTGCTATGTACGATGAGAAGCCTGATATGAGCCAGTTTATGAAGGAATGGTCTAGTTTGTATGAGAGTAAGTCAGGTGAGCGCGGTATCTTCAGTAGAGCAGCATCAAAGAGACAAGCTGACAAGAATGGTAGAAGAGATATTAACTATGACTTTGGTACAAACCCTTGTAGTGAGATTATACTTAGACCATACCAGTTCTGTAACTTAACTGAGGTAGTAGTAAGAGCAGAAGACACACCTGCTGATATAGCAGACAAAGTAGAGATAGCTACAATACTAGGTACATGGCAGTCTACACTTACTAAGTTTCCATACTTGCGTAAGGTATGGCAGAAGAACACAGAAGAAGAGAGACTGCTAGGAGTGTCTTTGACAGGCATCATGGATAACAAAGTAATGGGAGAGGTAAATGAGGAGTCAAGAAGAATCTTACGAGAACTCAAACAAGTGGCTGTTGAAACAAACGCTAACTTATCTACTCTTCTGGGAATCCCTCAATCGACTGCTATTACTTGTGTCAAGCCTAGCGGTACTGTGTCTCAGCTTGTTGATTCTGCCAGTGGTATTCATCCTAGACACTCTAGTTATTATATTCGCAGGGTGCGTGGTGATAAAAAAGACCCTCTTTCCCAGTTCTTAAAAGACCAAGGAGTTCATACTGAAGACTGTGTAATGAAGCCTGATTCTACTGTTGTATTCTCATTCCCAATAGAAGCTCCTGAAGGTGCTACAGTTAGAGAAGATTTAACAGCTATAGACCATCTTGAGTTGTGGATGATGTATCAGAAGGAGTGGTGTGAGCATAAACCATCTGTAACTATAAGCGTCAAGGAAGAGGAATGGATGGAAGTAGGAGCATGGGTATGGAAGAACTTTGATGACATATCAGGTATATCATTCTTACCTTATGATGGTGGCTCTTATAGACAAGCTCCATATGAAGAGTGTACAAAAGAAGAGTATGTTAAGCTACTAGGTAACACTCCTCCAAAGATAAAATGGAATGAGTTAGTAGAAGTAGATGATAATGTTAAAGGAGTACAAGAGTTAGCTTGTTCTTCAGGAAGCTGTGAGGTTTAATATGTGGGAGATTACACCAATATCAGGAGTAATGGTAGGAGTAGAGTATCAACATGATGCTAATGATTATAAGTATTTAGTTATAGACTTTTTTCTTGTGAGGTTTACTTTTCATTATGATGCTAGTGAATAAAATGATAATACTATTGATAGCACTACTGTTTAATCCTGTATTTGCAGGT